CCGAAAGACGTTTGTTGTTAAGGTCAACAGCGTTGCTAAACCTAAAAGATCTCCTTCAACAATTGAGCGCCACCAGCGAGTAGGCCTCCCATAGGGCCAGCTGCTCCATAGCCAGATGCTCCTGATGCCAAGACGCTACCAATCTTGTTCCACATAGAAGCACCTTTAGTGGCCGCTACAGCAGTAACTTTCCGAGCAAGCTCAGGATTCTTAGCCACTGCAGCATGGAGATGACCAGGAGCCTGTGACACGGCTGACAAGATTTTGTCAGTCATGACTGGTGAGGAGTGAGACTCTGTCTTGCCTCGAATTCCAGAACCAATGGCTTCCCAGTGAGAAAAGACTTCCCACTCGAAAGGGGCTGTGGCATCAGCAGATTGAATGCTAATGCCAAGAAACCCTACCTGGCCACCCTCATTACCCGATGCATCAGCTGCGTAAGCAAAATCAGCCGGAAACCGGGGTTGATAAAGGCAGGTGACCCACTGACCGTCCCACGGTAGTGCCTGGCACATATCGTAGGCACGCAACACTGAAAGTGGTGCACTCTCAAGTGTCTTGTGGTCAGGTTCCTCAAGGGAATAAGCTCGACCACCAGCATTAAGCCTAGTGCCAATGTACCTAACCCTGACGCCAATAGCGACAAGGCGGCAGTGGACATTGCCGCCGAAATCGGCGGAAGTGTAGCCGGAGTTGGGTGAAGCGGTTCCTACGCCAGGATCACCTTGAGCGGGGAGATCATCAGGTCCACCCGCGATCCAACCAGTCTGAGAATAGACGATTGTAGTCGCGTCGTTGCCCATAGTGGGCAACACCACAACTCCTCCATTGCCTGCTACACAGGCACCGGTTCCCTTTGCGAAAATCTTGCGTTTCGCCGAGAGAACTGATGGGAACTTTGGGATACACACTCCAGCTGGAGTGTCAAAAGGATCTAACAGCGCTTCACCGTAATGAAGCGCGCACATTGTAGAAGGATCAGACTCCACGGACGCGCGATCGTACTGTACCCGGTTCGGTGCCCTTCTAGGGCGCCGTCGGGGTCTAGCACGAGCTCGACCAGCTGCCAGCCGCATATTCTGCAGGGCTTGCTGCATCTCTCGCATCTGCTTCGTGGAGTTCTTCTTCGTCAGTTGTTTGTTCATGACTGTCTTTCACAGCCCCTCCATACTGTGAAATTATACTGAGCACTTTTTGCCTGGTAGTGGCATCAATGTTCCTTGTGAACTCAATAAGAGCCTCCGTCTGATCACCTCCTCTAGACCCTTGTGCCCACTTGTATACGCTCTTAGCGACTGTAAGCGGACGGGGAGTACCGTGATCAAACCGGTGTGAACACAATTCGAAGTCATCTGAGCTAGAGACTCTGATGTCCTTTATCTTATGACCGAGACGCTCATACTCGGATCTAAGAGCTTCGACTGGAACATCGTCCTCCTCTACGCAGTCATCTCCTACACACTTTATAAGAGACTGTGATATCTCAACGCCGAGGTTGTACCTCGCACGGAGTCCCAGAGTCGCTCGCATGTGGGAGTTGTCACTACTGGTCAAATAGCTACCGGAAGCCATAATTCCAACAGGACCGACGAAGGTTTCACCGTTACTCAAACACAGTAACTTGTGGAGCATACAGTGGTACCTTCCCCTGATAACCCTAGCCAAAGTTTTAGGGCAGTTGTGGATCAACGAGATTCTCAGCTCACCAGCATGCAACAACTCACACTCTTGAACTGTCCAATCCCATCCACTAACATCAGACTCAATGACAGTACCGGAAAACCAGTTGTCAGAATCTAACATCAGGGATACATGAGAAGGATCGAAACCTATCCCTATGAGAGACGGGAGACGATGCCACATCCATTTTTCTGTCTTGTTTTGTGTCTGAGCGAAAAACCGCTCAACGCACTGATCGACAATTCCTACGGAGAAAATCAACCTAAGGCGTTTGTCCAAAATCTTCTTCATCTTGTGAGGTTCATCTTTGATGAACACTCGAACAGGATCACAAAACCCGCCCTCAATGAGTTCGTAAGGACACTCAGGGAGCCATGGGCTTGTGGCAAGAAGAATTATTCGGTCGACGACAGCTTCAAGGACCTCCTCGCGATAGGAGTCAAGGAGCTGTTTGTTCGACTTGGCGAAGTTGGAGTATGGGACTCCAGGGGAGCCTTTACGGTTGATGCTTTCGAAGATTTTGAGTTCTTCGATTGCTTGCCGGATTTCTTCTCTTGAGACTTCTCCAGACCAGGGGTGACGTGTTCTGGGGAGTCTCCGCTGGATTTCTTCTTTGACCGCTTCCGGGATTTCTTGGTCACCGGAGCGTCTGAAGCGCTCTGACTGGAGTTCGTAGGATGCCTTTTCGGCTCCTGACCCTTTAAGGGGAGCTCCGTACTCGCCAACGGCCTCATAGATCGAGGAGATTTCTTCGATATCTCTTGGGACTTTTGAGGGCTTGGAGAAGAAACGAGTGCTGATTCTCTCACGCGTGGATGTGGAGAAAAAGTCTGAGTACCAGAAGTTGATTCCTGGCGCCCAGTCCGGGACATTGTTCTCAAGGGGGACCGAGTCCCCCGAGGCCGAAAATCCTCAACACTCTCAGGACGTTTGACTTCGTGCAACACACCATTGTGGAAGTCAATAAACACTCTCACTCTGTTGTTATGATAGAAAACCACCTGGGTTGGTTTGACAGACTCATCTACGTGTCCGTAGTGATCGTAGTCGTACTCATCATGGTCATAGTAACCACGGTCATCGTCGTCATAACGATCAGGATAGTCGTCATAGACATCGTAATCGAGATCATATTGATCAATCAGATGTTGATATCTTTTCTCCAGATCATCTTCATCGTAATAATCACGATCTAGACGATCTGAATCAACCATGTTCAGGAAGTCTTCCTCATTAGCCAAGAGGACCTCAGACTCTTCGTCCGTAGGGGTCTCTTTTCCCGAGCCCAACAGGGTCATTGGAAGTGCCAGAGACGTCGCAACGTTCCGAGAGCTTCCAGCTCCTGTATGGACACCGACCACTTTGTCTTTCCACACAATAGGAGATCCTGAAGCACCAGGAAGTGTCGATGCTTTATGGTGGATCAATCCATGTGACGAAGTAGCAGCTCCATGAGCAGACTTCCAACCATGCTCACTAGGGTGATAAGTGAACACTTTGGCTGAAAATCCAGTGTAACTCGGAGGCTTAGCAGCTTTCAAGCTTTTCACAGCGAAAACTGACCAGACTGAGGGAGGCAGTGAGATCAAAACGAAATCATACTGAGAGCGAGGCGACGCCATCACGACGTCACACTCAAGCTCTAGCTCTTTCATTCTGTCTCCGACTTTGCCTTGAAGCCAAAAGTGACTCACGCCATTCTTAACTTCAACGCAATGCCGGGCAGTGCAGAGATAGTCACCCCCACACAGATTTACTCTGAATCCCACACCACCAGGAGCGCCGCTACGTGTTGACACGCGCACACATCCAGTTGGTGCTTCAGAGACGGCGGAGAAAGTTGACCCTGGCATGGCCATTTCTTTCCTCGTGGAGCCGCCTTGTACAGTGCTCACAGGGACATAGCGTACTTGCCCAGTAGAGTCTTTAAACTTGTACAAAGGTGTAAATTCGCCTGCCAGTTCTTCAAACACCACTTCCGCAGTGTGATGAAATGGTCTGGGTAAGTCTCTACACCTAGCTCTTTGCCAAGACACGTCAACGGCGCACCACGTCTTCCGAAGAAGCAGGCACACTCCCACTGCAGCAACAGTAGGCAGCCACAAATAGTGATAATCTGACAATAAGGCCAGACACCAGTTGACTGTCGAGACATACACGGTAAAGAGTTTAAGGAAAACTCTCTCAACGTCTTCAGTGTGGTCTCTGGTGGTCTCCGCTTTTCCTACAGGGGTGAAAAGTAGGATAAGTGTGATCACCAGACCCACTCCAGTCGAGCTACCCACAGCAATAACTGTGTGGCAGCGTGACTGGAGCCGGCAGTTGCTGTCACAACAACCGCCAGTACGCTGTAAACCCGCGTCCGGTTGAACATCACTCACCTGCTGAACGACATGAGATCCCTCATGGTTCGCGGTGTGTGCAGGGTGAATCCCCATCATGTCCAAGGAAGGGTGTTCAAGCCTCCAAGGATCAAGGGGTTCA